ATACGCATTAAGAACTTCAAATATGTTTTTAGGAACAGACCTTGAGGGAGAAGAAGAAGAATTGAAAACATGGTACTCATTAGACTTCGATTCAGTTTACATGAGAATGAAATTCAAATTAGGAGTTCAAATTTCTCAACCAACAGAAATAGTAAGATTTATCGCATAATTTAAGGGGGTTAACAGCCCCCTTTTTAAACTTAAAAGGAGAAAACAAGATATGCCATGTGCAATAGTTAGTTCATACGCCTTAGACTGCAAAGATGCAGTTGGAGGTATCAAAAATATTTACATTACGGAACTTGCAAATGTTACAGCGGTAACAGAAAATGCAAGTGGATTTGTGACAGCGATTACAAAAACAGGTGGAACAAAGTTTTACAAGTATGCTTTGTTGCCAAGAGCCAAAAATGATTTCACTCAAAACATTATGGCAGATGCTGCATTGGGTACGGTTGCATTTGAGCAAACCATCAATACTAACTTTACGAAGTTGGCTTATGTTACTCAATTTCAATTACAGACTTTAATTCAAAACAGATGTTCAGTAATAGTAGAAACTAAATCCGGTCAATACTTTTTATTTGGAAAAGAGAATGGTGTTGAAGTAACCGCAGGTAGTGCCAATTCAGGTGCAGCGATGAATGAGTTCAATGGTTATATCTTGACCTTTACAGGAATGGAGAAAGCATTAGCGAATGAAGTTCAAGGAAGTATTATCGCAGCATTATTGACTTAAAATTATTATTCATAAGAATTAAAATTAGCCACTCTTAAATAGGGTGGCTTTTTTTTTAGCAAAATTTCACACGAGTTATATATATAAGTAGTGATAAGAATTAACCAAGACATAAACCAAAATATTTATGTGACTTTAACCGAGAATAAAGTCGGAACAAGTGATTATTATTTGATGGAATGTACAAACCAAGTTACGAATGATATTTCATATTGTATATTATTTGGAGATAGTAGTAATTTCAAAGAAAGGTATAACACATTTCGAATAACTTTAGACCCTGATAATATAAATAAAGGAATAAGCAAACATTTATACTTGCCTTACAGCGGATTCTATACTTATGTTATATTTGAAACGACATTAACAACAGAGCAATATGATGTTTTAACCGATGCAGAGCAAGCAACTACTTCAATATTAGGGCAATTAGAAACTGGCTTACTTTGGTACATTCCAACTGCACAAAATAACACAGAATATAATCCAACTGATTCAACTACCTTTGTTTACACACCACAATAAATGACAGATAAAAAAGAATATAATCCGAGTGTAATGGTGCTTAAATTTACGAATGATAAAGTGCCTACATTTGTTGAGCCTAAGTCTTCGCAAAGATTAAAGTATGTTAAGTATGGAGAGAATAATAACTACCCTAACTTTCTACTAACTTTATTCAACCGAAGCGCAAAGCATAACGCAATTTTAACAAGCAAGCAGCAATACATAACTGGTCAAGGTTGGATGTTTGATGAGTTAGGAATGGAAGGAGAAGAAGTAGTTGCATTAAAAGCATTTATAGATACACCTAATCCTTACGAAACACTAAAAGACTTACTTAATAAGACAGACTTAGATTGTGAGATTTTTGGAGGTTGTTATTTAAAAGTTGTTAGCGACAAAAAAGGTGGTATTTCAGAAATTTATCATGTTAATTATTGCGATGTAAGAAGCACAGAAGATAACAGCGAATTTTATATAAGTGATAAATGGTTAAATAGTGAAGGTGGCGAGAATACTAACATCAAAGAAGATGAATATAAGACCTTACCACCATTCGACCCAAGTTTAAAGAAGCTACCAAGTGAAAGTATTTATTATTATAAATCGTATAGACCTAACATCAATACTTACACATTACCCGAGTACATTGGTGCAATTCCTGCAATTATTACTGATGCTGAAATAGCAAATTTTCATAGAGCCGAAATACAAAATAGTTTCAAAGGTTCTAAAATGATTGTGTTCAAAAATGGTGTACCTTCAGATGAAGAAATGAAGTCAACAGAACGCAAGTTAAAAGCTAAGTTCACACCAACTGACAACGCAGGTAGTATAGTAATTGATTTCGTAGATGACCCGAATAGAGTACCTGAAATATTAGACTTAGCAGCAGGAGATTTTGATAAGAAGTATGAAGCGTTAAACGATACGATACAACAAGAAATATTTGTTGGACATAAGATTACATCACCAATGTTATTTGGGGTGAGAGTAGAAGGTCAATTAGGTGGGCGCAATGAAATGGTTGATGCTTACAATTTATTTGCTAATACATACGTTAATCCAAAGCAAAGAGTACAAGAAGAAATATATAATCTATTCGCACCAGTTAAAGGAAAGCTAAAAATAAAAGCATTAGAGCCAATCATGCCAAGTTTTAGCGAACAAACTTTGATGACCATTTTAACAAAGGATGAGATGCGAGAAATTATAGGTCGCAAACCATTAGACATTCAAACTAATGTTAATTCAACTATTAGCGATGCCTTAAATTCATTAAGTCCATTAGTAGCGAATAAGGTTTTAGCTTCATTAAGTCAAGATGAAATAAGAAGTATAGTAAACAAGCCACCATTAGCAGCCGATGCAGTTCTACCAACAGATAGTCCTGCACAATTCTCAAAGTGTTCACACGATGAAATAGCAGATGATGATTTAGACTTTAGTATTTTCTCAAAGTATGGAGAACCTATTGAGAATTTTGTAAGCATTAAGCATAAGAAATTTATGTTTAGTTCGCAGCAATTCGCACTGACTAAACAAGACAATGGAGTATTAGATTTGATTCAAAAAACACCTAATATCACGATTGAAGATTTAACAAAGATTTTAAAGACAGATAAGACCTCAATCATTGAAAGTTTGACAGCATTAGGAGATGAAGGTTTGATTGACTTAGACAGCGAAGGCAAGATAAGTTTAACAAGGTCAGGCGCAAGAAAAGTAGTACCAAGTTTTCAAGAACTTTATATCCGTTATAGATACGTTTTAAGACCCGATGCACCTGCATTAGTTAAAGGTGGAACAAGTAGACCTTTTTGTGAAGCAATGATGGCAAATCCACGTTACTTTTCAAAGGATGACATAGATAAAATTGGTCAAGAATTAGGTGCAATATATGGAATACCTAACTATGATGCTTTTAGGCGAAGAGGTGGATGGTATCACGACCCTAAACAAGATGTAAACTTGCCTTTTTGTAGGCACGTATGGGAACAATCTCTTATAAAAAGAATTAAATAAATAACAAAATATGTCTACATTTAAAGTATTTATTTTGTATATTTGTTGCATGATAACACTATACGAAATTATTTGCCCAATATCTACTAAGGTTGTTTATATTGGAATTACAAAAAATGTTGCATTAAGATATACTCAACATATGTGGGGTAATAAAAAAGATTCAAAAGAAAAATCTGATTGGTGTAATAGTTTAAAACAAAAAAATTTAGTTCCAATTTTAAACATTATTGAATCTAATTTATCAATAGAAGATGCAAGAAAAAGAGAAAGAAGATTAATTGTTGATAATATAAATAAAGGTAATAATATTTTCAATATAAATGATTGTACATTATATTATCAATACACAAAAAAAGGTGAATTAGTTGGGGTTTTCTATACTATTAGAGAAGCAAAAAAAGAAACGGGAATATTGCCTAAAATTAATGGTTATACATCAGGCGGTTTTGTTTGGACTAATGGAGTTTTTGATGCAAGTAAATTAGAAATATACTCAAAATCAAAAGAAGTACTTTGTAAAGAAGTTCATCAGCTACATAAAGACGGGACATTTATACAATCGTTTAAAGGTGTTCGTGAAGCTTGTAGACAAACAAATATAGACCATCGAAGTATTGCCCAAGTTGCAGGTGGTTCTAAAATAAGAAAAACAGCGGGCGGTTATAAATGGAAATATATATAAGATAATGGCAAAAGCAATTTTTTTAAGCGAAGCAACATTAAAGCAAGAATCAATTTTGCAAGATAATGTAGATATGAAGGTAGTAACACCAACGATAATTGACGTGCAATCGTTTTATATACTACCGATATTAGGAACAGCATTGTATAATGATTTTGTAACAAAGATTATAGCAGGAACATTGAGTAATTCGTACAAATTATTACTTGATACTTACATCACACCTGCAATGATTTGGTATGTTAGATATGAACTACCTTTAAATATTAATTACAAGTATTTCAACAAGGCAGTAGGGGTGCAGAATGCAGACAATATGCAGCCTGCAAGCATTGATGAACTAACTATGGTTATGGATAGGGCTAAGAATAAAGCGGAGTGGTATGCCGAGCGATTAACTAAGTATTTATATGCAAATGATACAACTTATCCTTTGTTTTTGAACCAACCCAATTCAGATTTAGCGACCATCTACGCAAAGCAATCTAATTACACAAGTGGTATGCTATTAGATGATAATAGTTGCTGCATGGGTCAATATAATTTCACAGATTTAGAGACTAGTCCAAGTGTAACTGGCAGAGGTTGCACATTCTGCTAATGAACAAAGGAATAAATAAAACAAATATCGAAAAGTTACAAGCATTTATCAAACAACAAAATGAAGTTCATAACACTAAACCAAGTCCTAAACATAATAAGAACAATCTGCAACAACCATCTGCAAATAAATAGTTTTGTTTTTGGTTCGATAACAGATATAAGTGCAAGTGAACAGGAACAGTACACTATGGTTTGGTGCGACATAAACGACAGCCAAATGAGTGAGCGAATGTTTACAATGAATTTATCATTATACGTTTTAGATATTCAACGAGCAGACAATAGCAATGAGATAGATGTATTGAGCGATACGTTAAGCATAGGCAGGGATTTAATCGCAGAGTTAAGCGATCCAATTTACCAAGATTATTTCAATGTGAGATACGATGTAAACTTTGGACAAGTTCGTGAAGGCTTTCCCGATGTAGTGAACGGATGGAAATTAGACATAGCACTTGACTTGATGGAATTAAACGACAGATGTCAAGTCCCAACAATTTAAACAAAAATTTATATATAATATTATGAGTACAGCATTAGAGAAAATTAGCGGAATGGGTGGGTTCTATGTGAACGCAGGAACATCCGCAAGAACAGGATTAGCAGTAGAGAGCATAGTTGTAATGACTGATTGCGTTTTTACAGCATTTGCCATTAATGGAGTTAATCAAATGACTACAAAAAATTTAACAGGTGTAACGATTAAAGCAGGAACATACTTGCCGACTAATCCTAACTTTAATATTACTGCTTATACATTGTCAAGTGGTTCAGTAATTGAGTATCAATAATGGCTAATTTTCCAACGATAGCAATAGGTTTACCATTTGTTCATGCAGGCGGATTTAGTGCAGAAGCATTAGCATGGAGAACAAGTATTGGACTTAATAGTGGCACTATTTCAGATGCAAAATTACAAATCATTGATGATAATTTCTTTAAGCCTGCATTGGCTAATGGAAATATTTTGAATCAATTAGATAGGTTAAATATTTATGCAGGGTTGCTTGGATTTCCAATAGCAGCAAGAACAAATTTAATAAGTTCAAATTTCTATGTTGCTCCAGTAAGCAGTCCAACATTTGACAATAATGGATATGTTACAAGTGGAACAAGTTATTTGAATTTACAATATAAATTATTTTCGCAAGGTGTTAAGTTTCAAAAAGACAATAACTCATTTGGAGCAATGATTTTAAGTCCTGCTTTTGCTGTTGATTTTTTACGAATAATGGGAAGCCGAGATGTAGGTGGAACTACAATATCAGCATTAATACGAGGTAATGGAACAATATTAAATGGTAACTCAACTAATAGCTATGGAACTGTTTCGGGATTAACTGACCAAACAGGGTGGACACTTATAGCCTCACAACGCAATAATTCTGCAAATTATAAAACTATTTTTACCACACCATTAGGGGTTACAACAGAAACAACTATAAACACTGCTTCAAGTGGCTTTAATCTAAATGACAATAATGTTTTTGAATTAACTGTAAACAATGGTGTTTCACCTGATGGTAGTTACGATACAAGACCGCATGGAGCAAGTTTCCATGGGTCTGCAAGTTTAGACATTCAAGCAATGAGAACACTATTGGTAAACACATTCACAGCATTAGGAGTATAGATATGAAAGTAATAACAGCAACATTAACACAAAAAAAAGAACTTGAAGGAACTTATAAGAACGGTTCTATTTTAGAGTTTATTTTAGATTCAAATGGAAAGTATGTATGCAATATTGCAGTAATTGATGATGAAGATTTTATTGATATTAAAGACAAACTAATTGCACTACCACAAATAGATTACAAACCAATTTTAAATAATGCCTCATAGATTCTTAGACATATTCGTTTCAGTATTGGGCTTCGTAGCCTTGCTTGAGAAACATAATTTTTTATTTGCTTCCATAGCTTCAATATGTACCATCATTTATTGGATATTTCGTTTTTGTAATTGGATTATAAAAATGATTTTAGATAAGTCAATAGATGACTTTGAAAAGGGTTTAAAAAAATGATTCAATTTGACTACATGATATTGGGTGTAATATTCGCTTTGATAAGTGGGTATTGCAGAGCCTTGTTTGAGTGTATTATTTTGTTCGATTCATTGTTTGAGAAACATGGTTATTCGGAGTGGTGGTCTTATGCGAGATTTACGAGAAATAAGATTGGATATTGGGAGAATACATTTCCGAATGATGGAGGACATCGAATCAAAATAATAGAGTTTATATTTGATGCCTTAGCGTGTGTTTGTTTGTCTTATTCTTACGATGAAATACTACATAGCTTTATCTCAACAATGATGGCAGTAATCGTAACTTATTTTTTTATTAAGTCATTTGGATTTGAGCAGACATTTAAGGAAT